CTTAGACAACTGTGTTAATTTATGATATACTGCTGAAGCGCGTATGTGCATAGTATAACAATGAGTCAAGACAAAATTAAAGGACTTTTAGATAAACTTCATTCAGACGTAGCTCAAGAACTACTAGACCGAATTAACTCAGGGGAAGCTACCGCAGCAGATATAGGAATAGCTGTTAAGTTTTTAAAAGATAATTCAATTACAGTAGACATTGAAGATAGTGAGCCTGTATTGAACTTAGCTAAATCGTTACCATTTACAGAAGCTAAAGAAGCGTGAACATTCCTGAAGAACTGAAGGACTTTCGTAACTTCGTTTATCTTGTGTGGGAACATCTTGGTTTACCTGAGCCTACACCTGTTCAATACGACATAGCTAAATACCTACAGCACGGAGAACGCCGTCAGATAGTCCTTGCATATCGTGGGGTAGGTAAGTCTTATTTGACTTCAGCTTATGTAGTATGGAGTTTATTACTAAACCCTGCCCTTAATATTCTAGTAGTATCGGCATCTAAGGCTAGGGCAGATGACTTTTCTACGTTTACACAGAGGCTAATTAACGAGATGCCGCTCCTTCAGCACCTCAAAGCTAGACCTGACCAAAGGGATTCTAAGATAGCGTTTGATGTAGCTCCTGCTCCTGCTGCCCACGCTCCATCTGTTAAGTCTGTTGGAATAACAGGACAGATAACAGGCTCTCGTGCCGATATAATCGTGGCAGATGACGTGGAGTCTCTAGGCAATAGTGAGACTCAGGGTATGAGAGACAAACTAGCTAATTTAGTAAAGGAGTTTGATTCGGTGCTAAAGCCTGAAGGTCAGATTAAATATCTAGGCACATACCAAACAGAGATGTCCTTATATAAGGTACTTCCTGAAAGGGGTTATATACCTAGAGTGTGGACAGGTAGATACCCTACCGAAAAGAAAGTACCGATATACGGCGATTCCTTAGCCCCTTTTATTCTCAAAACCATTACAGATGACCCGTCATTAGAAAACCAACCTGTAGACCCTAAGCGGTTTGACGAGGACGATTTAGTAGAACGGGAGCTGTCTTATGGTAGGTCGGGGTTTGCTTTACAGTTTATGTTAGACCCCTCGTTGTCTGACGCAGACAGATATCCCCTTAAACTCAAGGACTTTATTGTCATGGATATAGACATAGAGAAAGCCCCTGAGAAAGTAATACATAGTTCTTCTCCTGAGAAGATATTAAAAGACCTCCCATCTGTAGGGTTTAGTGGGGATTATTTCCATATGCCACAGGCTATTGATGGGGATTGGATACCTTACAGAGGAACTGTAATGACCATTGACCCTTCAGGTAGGGGACAAGACGAAACAGGGTACTGCATTATGTCCATGCTGAATGGATATCTGTATGTCCACGAATGCTCAGGGATATCAGGCGGATATACCAAAGAAGCCTTAACTGAGATAGCAGAACTAGCTAAGAAGTACAAGGTAAAAGAAATACAGGTAGAGTCTAACTTTGGAGACGGTATGTTTAATGAACTATTAAAACCCTACCTAATGAAGATATACCCTGTAACCTTATCTGAGGTAAGACACTCCACTCAGAAGGAACGTCGGATTATTGAGACCTTAGAACCCTTAATGAATCAGCATAAGATAATAGTATCTCCTACTCTTATTGAATCTGATTATTCTTCTACTAAACATCTACCTCCTGAGAAAGCCCCACAGTATAGATTGTTTCATCAACTCACTAGGGTTACTCAGTCAAGAGGGTCTTTAGCACATGACGATAGATTAGAAGTCTTAGCTATGGCAGCACATTATTGGGTAGAAGCCGTAGGTCAAGATGCAGATAGGCGTATGCAAGAGGATAAGGAAGGAAGATTCCAAGAGGAATTAGATAGATTCATGGAGAATGCTATTGGATACTCTAAGCCTAGTAATACTTGGATATAAAATAAATACTAAATAGTACTTGAGATTTCTAATTTTCGTCGTTACTATGGGGTTCGTGGCGGCTAACAGCAGGAGTAGTTAAGTAATAATAATAGTATTATTTCCTACCTTGTCATTAAGAGGATAAAATTATCCTATTGGTGTATTGGGTGTAACATGATTCCCCCTCTACGAGCCGAGATTATCTCCGCTCCGTTGTAGTTAGGTCAGCGTTCCCACAGGTTAGTCATTTTCCTGTGGGAGTAGAGTCCAAAAAATACCACAAAAATGTAAGTGGGTATATATAAGGACAGCATCTTTGATTACCCCCATGGGGTACCCTAGGAAATCTTTGGGGCTCTTTGCAACATGCTAGGTGGTACTATTTGGGACATACTAGGGGCTCTTTGGGATATCCTAGATTCTATCCGTGCCTGCCATTGTGGCATACTCTATATCCTGTTCTCGTGTTATGTCCCGATAATATATTATCAGACGTTATAGGGTTTTACTTTGCGACATACTAGGGGGAATTGATGTAGATTTAGCAGTCATAAGTCCTTATGGGGACAGTACTTACGTTTACGCGTAGAGGCTATTTTCAGCCCCTCTGAGCGGTTTTATACCCTACCCTTATAAGTACCCTCAGAAACTGTTTTGGAAGAAATTAGCATTTTACAGATACCCTAACGGTCGTAAGTTCTTATGAGATAAAGAGTTACGAAAACTTTTAGAAATTTTGAAATATTTCCTATTTTCTTGTCAATTCGTTTGACATATCCACCGATATCAAAGATACTACTTCTGTCGGTCGGGATTCAAACCCCGACCAAACGACAGGCTCTCAAAAAGCCCGACCCACATCCAAGGGGCTAAGAGAGACCTCAAGCAGGACATCCTGCGAGTCGCCTAGACTAGGCAACTAGGAGCTCTTTTAAAATTAGGTAGAATTTGAGTCTTGGCGAAACCCGTTGAAAGTACTTACTTTAAAACATACAAGGGAATCCCTACATAGCTCTAGGCAAAGTTAAAAAATCTCTAGGATGTCCTAGAAGATAGCAATAGATACAGATAGAGCGGGGAAGTAAGGATAGGTAGGAGTGGAACGCTCCTTATGCAAACCTATGAGGATAAAGACGGTCGAGAACAAATAATAAGGCGCTAGAAAGATAGCGCTATCCCACTACAAGAAGAACAATAATCTAATTGAAGTCAAACCTAGGTCACCTAGAAAGTCCGAACATTTTAAATAGTACTCTTGTTGTGACGGTTTAGGGGAAGCCCTTTACGAGTGGGGAATTAAATTCGAAACAATCAAGGGAGATAGTAGGCACTAGAGTGCAAGTCTCCCTTATTGTCTACCAAGGTAGGCTCTTGGTACTGATGATGATAGCCTAACAAACTACTAACAAACAAAAACCTAACGGAGAAATAAAATGTTAAAGAAAGAAATGATTGAATTAATTTACGAATCAGAAAGAAGACTATGGAAAGAAGTATTGGAATGGGAAACTATAAAAGAATATGAGGAAGCTAAGGGAACTTGGTCAAAACACTCAGAGCATCTTTACCAAGCTTGTAATTCAAGATGGAGCATAATGTGGAAATTAAGGAGGAAAACCGAGGGGAAGACAGAATATGATGGTGAACCATATAAGGTAGAGATGTCGGTAAAGCCTGATGCGTGGAAGTTGGAGAAAATAAGAAGGACTACCGAGGGGAAATTAAACCTTGAGGATTCCTTCAAATGGCAAACGATAAAAGAAATAGAGGAGGAATTGAATATATAAAAAGTAAACACGAAACAATCAAGGAACACCAACAACCTACGATGGGTGAGGTGTTCCGATTGTCTACCAAGACAGGCTGAAACTTGGTACTGATGAGCAGCCTACAACTTTAAACTTAACCACCTGATGAGGTGTAAAAATACATACAATAACCATGGCAACTAAAGCTAAGAAAAAGAAAGTAAACGCATACGAAAAAGTTACAAACCAAGTAATTAAAATGATAGAAAAAGGCATAGCACCTTGGCGCAAGACATGGAAGTCAAGCAAGTTTGATGTACCAACTAGCATGGCAAGTGGTAAACCATACCAAGGATATAACTATCTATGGCTATCGGTAGCTAAAGCAGACAGCGGCTATACGTCGAACGTATGGGGTACTTGGAGAGCCATCAAAAAGAATGGAGGGGTTATAGAATGGGAAGATTTTGCAGCCGAAAGACAGACCGTTACTTATTGGAATTGGATAGAGGTAGAAAAGAAAGATAGAAACGGAGTCAAGAGAAAAGAAACTGTACCCTTTATACAATCTAGTGATGTAGTGAACCTAGACTGTGTGACTTTTCCTGACGGAATGCCTGATAAGTGGGAGACTACAGATGAGGAAGAGAATACAACACCACCGCTAGAAGTAGCAGAGGAAATAGTTAAGAAATATCTAGCCGATAACAAAGGACTACAGCTAAAGCATGGAGGGGATAAGGCTTTCTATATGCCCTCTAGAGATACAATACAGATGCCCAAGAGAGAAAAATTCGAGGGAAATAGTGAGTATTATAGTACCCTATTCCATGAGATGGGACATAGCACAGGACATAAAGATAGGCTAAGTCGTGAGGGAGTAACAGGGATAAACTTCTTCGGAAGCCACGAGTATTCCAAGGAGGAATTAGTCGCCGAGTTTACCGCTTGTTTCCTATGCTCTCATATTGGAATAGAAGATACGAGAGAGAACAGCGCAGCCTACCTGAAAGGGTGGGTATCTAAGCTAAAAGATAACCCAAAGATGCTGATACAAGCAAGCGGGAAAGCTAAGAAAGCAGCTGATTATATCCTAGGCAACAAGGAGGTGGAATCTAAGTAAGACTTGACAAACTAAAGGGGGGATACTAAGTCCCCCCAACTTTTAATAATAATCTAATCTCTTGGCGAGGAGTATAAATAAACTGCAACTTTATTATGAATGATACACACTTAGAATTGCTTGCTAACTTAGAATTGCTTGCTACCTTAGAAGATATAGGGATACTAGATGAAAACTCTAATTGGCGCAAAACAATGGAAGATATTAAAGGGCTCGACAAAGAGAATTTTATTGAAGACCATTTTGAAATTGTCCATGTGAAAGATAAAGAGGGGGTAGAGTAATGAATTATTACGACATTAAAACCACTAGCGACTATGAAGCATACGTCAAGGCTACGGCTGAGGAAATTGTAGAGGACGCTATAGATAGATTAAAGCAAGCTAGCGAAGACGAAGAAAACGCGCCACCTATAGATGTGGAGGGTATAGAGGGCTGTATTGCTTATCATGGCATAGAGCACGAACACCTAGACGGAGATGGAATAATAATCTATTACGGTGGGCATAATATTATTATGGAGCATACCGATAATGAAGATTATTTAACAGATAACGTAGGAATATGCGAGATAAATAGTGCTACAAGTTGGGCGCAGACTAAGCAATACTTTGCCTATTGGGCTTTTTATGGTGATGTCATGGACTATCTAGGCGAAGCTCTTACAAAGGGGGCAGAATAATGAACTAGAAATAATACTTGACATGTCCTGAGCATGACATTAAACTGCTCGTAACTTTTAAACAATCTAACCACCTGATGAGGTGTAACAATACTAAACAAACAAATGACTAATGCAGAAATTTTAATTAAGATTTTAAAATCTTTAATGTTCGACGGTTGGAAACTCGACAGCAATATGACTGTTACTCAAACCAAGGATGCAATCAAAAATAGTAATGGAGAAAAATCCTTACGTTTCGCTAAGGAAAATCATCATGAGATAACAGTAAACTATTGTACTGATAATACTTACCCATGTTACTTAACATCTTGGTATGTGGAATATTATAACCACAAGAAAAGTGATTATACTGTAACAAGATTAGTAGCTAATGCTACCAACAAACAAGTGCATTCTTTCTTAACACGTCTTGATAAAGTACAAGAGTCAAAGGCTTTGGAATATAAAATAGACCAAGAAATTAAAAAGGAAAGGGAAGAAAGGAAAGCTTTAATTGCTGAGTACATGAAGCAGAACTGTGTCGTTACTTGGAAAGATATACAGGCAAGTCAGAAAAGTTTTAAGGAAATTAAACAAGCTATCCTTGATAAGGTAAGTGAACTGAACAAAGAGTTTGCAGAGACTGTTGATGGGGAAGTACAAAGGTACAATGACTACAAGCAAGCTGTATTCTTTACATGCGACGTGTGGTATGAATATATGAGTGATTGTTGGACTGATTGGAAGGAGTCCTATGAACACTACCTAACGAAAATGTATTGGGACACTAGAAGTATTAGACTTGTGACAGACCAAGACTTTACTGACCTAGCTAAACATATTGTTAATGTACAAGAGCAGACTGCTTCGCTTATATCTCAACTTGAAAACATGTTGAAGACAGCATTGAAAACAAGAGCAACATGGAATAAAGCAAAGCTAGAAGCTAAGAAAAAGTATCCAAGGAATAATAACTAATTATTATTACTACTAATCTTATGTCTTCTCCTAACGGAGCAAGCCACCACGAACCCCATCGTAATGATGCGGTGGGGGTTCAATCAAGAATAAAACCACAAAAATTTTTTCGTCTTTATCTATTGACAGGTTCTATAAATCTGTTAAGATGAATGACACCTAACGAGGGTCTCCCCCTCATAACCTAATAAAAATAAAAGGAGAAATAAAATGACTAATGACATACCACCTTATCTCGCAAAGCTCATTAAAGAAGCTGCGTTTCACAACCCACTGCCTGTCATTGATGTATTTGATACTGACAATGAAGAACTCCAAGAGGACATTGAAGAACTTGAGGAGATGCGCTTCTCTTACACAGAGAAGGCAGAGGAAATTGCTAAGAAGAATGGCATCAAGGAGGATAATGAGTAATGATTGTAGAACTTACAAAAGAAAATATAACATTACTTTCTCAATGCGTAACAGCAAGAATAGATAGCATTATGGAAAGCCTCATAGATGAGGAAGCCACAGGTAAATATACTTGCAACAGGTACGACAACGGATACTCAGAGAGAGATGTTTTAGAAGACCTTGTAAATACTGCGTCGTTATTACTAAAGATTACTAAGGAGATAAAGTAATGAGTAGGCTACAAAAGCTAGATGCTCAGGATTTAAAAACAGGTGGGAGACTCTTCCACCTGTTACTCCTAGCTAAAGGAACAAGTGATGACCATACTATCATTGAAGATATGTTTACTCGTCTTGTAAATATATGTCCTGAATCAATCGAGGTTATTACAGGGCTAAGCAACGAGGAGTTTATTAACTCAATCAGAGCAACGCAACACAATGAGGATTATAACTAATGGATAAATGCTCATGGAAAAAATGTCGGCAATGGGGAGATTACATTGCTGTTGCCGACAGGAAAGAAGGCACATACCACTTGTGTCAATCTTGTTGGGAGCGAGTAGCCAAGATAGAAAATGGTATCTCAATCCAAGAAAACTTAACACGGGTAGCAATACCTAAGAAACATAATGGAGATAACAATGAATAATAATAACACTAATGAGAAAGAACAAAAGCCTTGGGATATTCTCGCAAAAAAAATAACTAAGATAATGAGAGAGGTTATAGAAGCACACGAAAAGGAGAAGAAAAATGAATAGCACTTATGAAACAGATGCAAAGGTTTCTTTGCTTATAATCGCTTTACTTCTTATATCTACAGCTATAGCTGTGGTTGTGTACAAGGAGGAGCAACACAACAAACCTACAATCGGAGACTTCTTCTTTGCGATAGCAGAGTTGGAGACTAACCATGACTCTCATGCTGTTCACGCAGGAGATGAGATTGGTATGTACGGCATCACCTTTAACTTTTGGAAGGACGCTGTAGAACATGGACACTTAATAGGTAGCCATGAAGATTGTATAGACCCTACTTATAGTGAAGCAGTAATGATTGCTTACTATATGAGGTACGCTAGTAACTCTTTCTATAATCAAGATTGGTATAACCTAGCCCGTATCCATCATGGTGGTTGGAACGGAATGAATCGTCTACATACTCAAGAGTATGCAGAGAAAGTAATGAACATAATTAAACAGGAGGTAAATAAAAGATATGAAGCAACTCGCTAACATAATAGACACGATAAGGAACAGTACATGTTCAGACATAGAAGCACAAGGTATATCCTTACTTCTCCATGTTATGAGCCATGACCCTAATCCTTTGACGGTCAAAGAACTTCAAGACTTGGTTGGTGTATCACACGGCTCAATCATTCGCTACTTGCGTTTGCTTGGGAGCAGTGATGACCACCCAAGAGGAGGGGAATGTTTCGGTCTTATTCGCTCAAAGTATTGTACTGAAGACAGACGGCGTAAATTAGTTACTTTAACTAGCAAAGGTCGTAGGTTGGAACGGAAGTTATACAATGAATAAGCAACAACAACTTGAACAGGAGGCACTCGATAAGAGTGTCTCCCGTATCCGTAAGCAACAGCAGACTGCTATTACAAACGAAAGAGAAACAACTACAGTAACAGGAAGGATAGCATTATCAGGTGCAATACAACCATTAGCTGTAGCGATAGATGCTTGGGTAGAAGATGGGAAGGCAGGGTACAATAAGAAGTACAAGCCTTACTTTAAACTACTAAACTCAGAACTTACTGCTGTTGTCATAGCTCGGACTGTACTTGACGGTATAAGTAAAGACCGTAAGAGAACTGCACTTGCAGGTTCTATTGGTCGTGCTATACAACAAGAGTATCAACTACAAGAGTTCAAAAAGAATCATAAAAATTTGTTTGTCGTTAAACTCAAAGAGTTAGAAACCGAAACAGATTCTACAAAAGAAAGTATGATGCTTAATGACCTACGCCGTGAAGGTATATGTAGTAAAGAGTGGAGCAAGAGAGATACTATTCATATAGGAATGGTAGCTCTTATGATGATGGAGAAATACACAGGTCTTATTAAACTGATAGAAGTTAAAGAAGGTAAGAACCTAGTAGGTAGAGTTACACCTAGTGCTGATATGTCAGCATGGTTGGAGGAAAGCTACAACAAAACTTCTATGTATTCTTTTATCTATGAACCTATGGTTGTTAAGCCACGCGATTGGACTAACGCTTTTGATGGTGGTTACTTATTAACAGAGTTTCAGAACAAAGGATTGTTTGTTAATGATAAAGGTAAGCACGACAAGATACAGTACCATACAAACCCATCTTTGTTTGATGCAGTTAATCACTTACAAAGTACAGGTTGGCGCGTCAATAAGGAAGTACTTGATAAAGCTTTAGAGTTATGGGAAAGCAACTCACAAGTAGGAGGATTACCTAACAGAGACTTCTACCCTGAGCCAAGTAAACCTTTATTGTCTGACGATAAAGTGTCTTGGGCTAGGTACTATAAGAGAGTAAACATAACAAGGCGAGCAAACAATTTAAACTTAGGACAGAGATACAGGACAAGCGACACGCTAAGAATGGCTGACAAGTTTAAAGATGAAAGTCATATCTACTTTCCATATCACTTGGACTTTAGAGGTAGAGCTTATCCTTTTGTTAAGAGTCTTAGCCCGCAAGGTGATGACTTAGCTAAGGGCTTGCTTCACTTTGCTGAAGCTAAACCTATAGTTAATAAAGAACAAGAGACATACTTCTATGTTCATGGTGCTAACATGTTTGGGATTAAAGGTACTATTCAAGAGAGGTATGATTGGGTAGTTAAGAATCGTGAATGGTTACTCAGGACAGGTGATGACCCACGTTATTCTTTATGGGGTAGCGTATCTAAACCTTTCCAATTCTTAGCATGGGTACTTGAGTTTAAAGACTACGAACGATACGGTGTACACCACCTGTCTCGTATACCTATTGCAATGGACGGAAGCTGTAACGGTTTACAACTTATTAGCCTACTACTTAAAGATGAAAACATGGGACGCAGTACAAACTGTACACCACAAGACGTACCCGCAGACCTTTATCAAGAAGTAGCTGATGAAGTTAAGAGAAGACTACAAGAGAATCCTGACAACACTAACCTAAAGATATTAAAGCTGAGGAACATAGACCGTAGCCTAATGAAGAAAGCTGTAATGACTGTGCCTTATGGTGCTACTTACTTCACAATCTATAACATGTTCTTGTCTTTGTTTGTAGATGAACATGCCAAAGCGTTTGCTTATAACGCAGAGTTAGGTCAGGGTCATAGGACTATGGCATCACACTCTGCTAGACTAGCTAGGGTTACTTGGGATACTATCAAAGATATAATACCTAACGCTATTAAGTTTAACAAATGGTTAAGGCAAACAATAAAACCTTTAATCGCAGATAACCAAGAAATATCATGGGTTAGTCCTATAGGTATAAGAGTGTATCAAGAGTATAAAACAGAGATAAGCAGTAGGATAACTACAGCTATCGGTACTAAGATACGAAGGAACACTCGTTACAAAGAGGAGACTGATACTCTATCAGTAGGTAGAAATAACTATGGCATCATGCCTAACTACATACATAGCCTTGATGCTTCAGTAATGTTAATGACTACCAACCACATGAAAGAACTAGGGGTAGGTAACCTATCAATGGTTCACGACTCCTTCGCTACTCATGCGCTTGATGCGCCTAAGTTGGCAAAGGGTTTACGAAAAATAGTTACAGAAATTTTTTCAGAAAATCTTTTGAATCTATTTGACATGGATACACTAGGTTGTTATCCTAATCTAAAAGAAAGTCGAACTCGTTTAGAGCGAGGGGCTTTAGACATAAACCAATTAACCAAGTCCTTATACTTCTTTCACTAGAGTAGAGGCACAATCTAATAATGGTATTAAAACCTAAACAAATAACCACACCTATAGGGCAATCACATTGGTGTGCGTTAAACCCTGACAGCCCTGATACTAAGTTTGGTTCTAAGTGGTACGTTGATTTACTCGTACCTAAGAAGGACATGAAAGAATTTGTATCAAACGTGGAGTCTTATCTTGATGAGGCTCGTAACCAATTTGGTAAAGATAAGAAAGTAAATCCTTTACCTATTAAAGAACATTTTGATGAAGACGGAAACAAGACTGACTTCTTAGTTATCAAGTGTAAGCTTGTAGCTGAAGGTCAGCGTAAAGATGGAAGTCTTTATCAGAATAAGTTAGTCCTCTTTGACTGTGATACTAAACCGTTCACACCTGAAGGTACTATAGGTATGGGAACTAAGATGAGAGTTTCTATTAACATGGTAGCCTATGATGTTCAAGGAGTAGGAGTTACATTTAAAATAAAATCAGCACAGATTATAGATGTTAATTACTACGACGGTGCATCAGCATCAGACTTTGATGCAGTTGAAGGTAACACTTCTAACGGAGATACATCAGAGGATTTTAAAGAAGAAGGAGAGGGAGGAAGTACCACCTTCGACTTCTAATGTTTTATTCTTAATTTTATTTTTTAATGTTATATCTTCAGCTTTTGCAGAACCCTGTCCCTGCTTCACGACCTCGCGTTACTCGTTGGGGAGTGTACTATGGCAAGCGTTATACGGAATACCGTATAGAAATGCACGCTACCATAGAGCAAGCGATAGGCGAAGCAAAGGCTGAGGGTATACTTCCACTAGACAGCACTATAATAGTTGCACAACTATATGAGATAAAGAAACCAAAGACAACTAAGTTAGAGTATCCTAACCCTGACTTAGATAACCTAACTAAATCTTTATGGGACGCACTCCAATCTCATGGAGTCATACAAGACGACAAACAAATACTCGCGTCAATAGAAACAAAAAGATGGACAACAACAATACCAATGACACACATAATAATTCAGACAGTAACTTCAAAGAACATCAAGCATGTCCTGACTGCGGAAGCTCAGACGCTTGTGCAAAATATGATGACGGCCACACTTGGTGCTTTAGCTGTAACACCTACAGAGATGGAGAAGGAGTGAAGGGAGAGCAATCACTACCTACTTCTCTTATAGACTCAGAACCTAAAGCTCTCACTAAAAGAAAGATAGACCTTGATACTTGTAAGAAGTGGGGCTACGGACTAACAACACACAACGGTTCACCTGTACAGGTAGCAACATACAGAGATAGTAAAGGCGCTCCTATTGCACAGAAGCTACGTTACCCTGATAAGAGCTTTCAAATACTAGGTAACGCTAAGAAGATGGGGTTGTATGGTGAACACCTATGGCAAGCGGGGGGTAAAAAAGTTACTGTATGTGAGGGAGAAATAGACGCTTTAAGCGTAAGTCAAATAACAGGTAACAAATGGGCAGTAGTATCCGTACCTAACGGAGCGCAAAGCGCACATAAAGCAGTAGCTCGTAGCATGGAGTGGTTATGCACTTTTGAGGAGGTTGTCTTTATGTTTGACAACGACAAAGCAGGTAGAGAAGCATCAGAAAAATGTAGTTCTATGTTACCGATTGGTAAGGCATGGATAGCTTCTTTACCTTTAAAAGACCCTAACGAAATGTTAATGGCAGGTCGAGGTGCAGAGGTAGTGAAAGCTCAATGGTCAGCTAAACCATACAGACCTGACGGTGTTGTACTCGGTGAGGATTTATGGGAGCAAGTATCAGAGATAGATGACTCGGAGTCTTTCCCCTATCCGTTTGCAGGTATGAATGATAAGACTCACGGGATAAGAAAAGGTGAGCTAGTTACCTTGACTTCGGGTACAGGAATAGGTAAAAGTAGTATATGCAGAGAGATAGCATACCACCTTATTACTCACGAAAAGAAAGTAGGATACATAGCATTGGAGGAAAGTGTTAAGCGTTCAGCTTTAGGAATCATGGGTATACATCTTAATAGTCCAATACATATACACGGTAACGACGTGGGTATGGATAAACTACACGAAGCATTCGAGGCTACAATGGGTACAGGTAACTGTGTACTGTATGACCACTTCGGTTCTATGGATAGTGATGTACTTATAAATAAGATAAGGTATATGGTTAAGGCTCTTGATGTAGAGTTTGTATTCTTAGACCATGTATCTATTGTCGTTTCCTCTTACATGGAGGGAGATGAACGCAGAAGAATAGATGCTATTATGACTAATCTACGCTCTCTTACTGAGGAGCTAGGCATAGCACTTATATTAGTATCTCACTTAAAGAGACCTGAAGGTAAGGCACACGAGGAGGGAGGACAGACTAGCTTGGGACAGCTACGAGGTTCAGCTTCTATCGGTCAGCTATCAGATATGGTTATTGGATTTGAACGAGACCAACAAGATGAGATAACTTCAAACCTAACAACTGTCCGCGTACTGAAAAATAGATTTAGTGGTGAGACAGGAGTAACATGTATGCTTCAGTATCATAAGGATACAGGCAGACTAACAGAAACAAACGCAATGGTGGAGAAGGAGAAAGCTTCTTATATTTAACATGGTTAAGTTTAGCGACACTCTTAGAGACCACTATGTACATTACCGTCCTAACTTTAAGATGGACTTAATGTACTTTAATCAACCACGACCCGACCTAATAGAAACAATGGGAGAATTAAAACCAACTAAAAACTATACCTTTGTCTTTGACATAGAGACAGATGGATTACTAGATACATGTACTAAGATACATTGTATATCACTAACCACACCGAACGGAGATACATCTTTGTTTGCACAAGATGATGTACCTATGGCATTACATCACATGCAGAACGCAGAGTGTCTTGTCGGTCATAACATACTAGGGTTTGATATACCTGTAATAAAGAAACTATATCCTAAGTGGAGAACAGAAGCTAGGATAAGAGACACGCTAGTCATGTCGAGACTAGCATACCCTAACTTAATCGATAAAGATTATGCTTCGGGTACTATACCTAAACAGTTCTATGGTTCACATTCCTTAAAGGCTTGGGGCTATAGACTTGGAGAACTAAAGGGAGACTTTAGTAATGAGGAAACAGATTGGACTGAGTATTCCCTAGAGATGGGGGACTATTGTGTACAAGATTCTCTAGTTACTTTACGCCTTGCACATAAACTTGAAAACGAGAACCTATCTAAAAGATGTATTGACTTGGAGCATGACTTCTTTCTATGCTTACATGACATGCAAGAGAATGGTGTAGAGTTTAATAGTGAAGATGGTGGTAAGTTGTACAGTAAACTACTAGAAGAAAAACATAAGACTCTAGTTGAGATAGCTAAGGTGTTCCCACCTAAAGTTATAGAGACTAAAACGGTAGAGTATTATGTAGATAATGAAGGTAATAAGTATCGCATTAAGTCTGATGCACCTTACAAAATAAGACAACAACTAACTATAGGTACATATAAAGTTAAGAACGACCCGTTCAATCCTAACAGTAGGCAACAGATAGCTGAGGCTTTCATTGAGAAGTATGATTGGAAACCACAGGAGTTCTCACCTACAGGTAAGCCACGAGTTGATGAGGATATATTAGGTGAACTAGAATACCCTGAAGCCAAACTAATAGCTAGGTACATGATGTTATGTAAACGTATCGGACAATTAGCTGAAGGTAATAACGCATGGTTGAAGTTAGCTAAAGGTAATAGAATGCATGGTAGGATAAACCACAATGGTGCAGTCTCAGGTAGATGTACACATAACACACCTAACATGAGTCAAGTACCCGCCCTTCGCGTAGAGTACGGTGAAGAATGCAGGTCATTGTTTACTGTGCGTAAAGGATATAAGATGGTAGGAGCAGACATGAGTGGCTTAGAGCTACGTTGTCTTGCTCACTACATGCACGAGTTTGATGATGGTGAGTACACAAATGAAATTCTTTCAGGTGATATTCATACACTCAATCAATGGGCTGTAGGACTAGAGACTAGAGACCAAGCTAAGACATTTATCTACGCCTTTATCTATGGTGCAGGTAACGCTAAGATAGGAGAGATTGTTGGAGGTGGTGATACACAAGGACGTATAATGAAAGCTAACTTTCTTAATCAAATCCCTGCACTAGATATACTAATGAAACGAGTAAAAGGTGTAGCATCTAAGCGAGGTTGGATTAAAGGTATAGATGGTAGGAGGCTACCTGTCAGGTCTGAACATTCATCACTTAACTTATTACTACAATCTACAGGTGCTATTCTTATGAAGAAAGCTACTGTATTACTAATGGAATCTATTGACAAGGAGGAACTTGATGCTAAACTTGTACTCCATGTCCACGACGAAGTTCAGCTAGAAGCTAAGGCTGAAGATGCAGAACGAGTCGGACAGCTTGCAGTCAAAGCAATGCGACGAGCAGGTTTACACTTTAGAATGGAATGCCCCATAGATGGGGAGTTCAAAATCGGAAACACATGGGCTGAGACCCACTAATAAAATGACATCATAGTCCTTAAGTAAGACTTTAAACTGCTTAATGTTTTTCATTTTTAACCCACCTGAGCATGTGAAAAAACTGCTCACTCTTTTAAAATGACATCATATAAAATACTAGACACACTAACTTGCAAACACCCTGACCCTGATTCACACCCTGATGATATGATAACTGCAAAGCTATGGAATGATGGTGAGATAGAAATATCAGACCTAGAGAATTCAGGTATATTCATACCAATGGATTTCTTAGATGAGATATATACTGTCTTTGGCAGAGCGTTTGCTGCACATAAAGAGGACGTTAAGTTCAGGAAGAAGATAGATGGTTAATCCCTCACTATATATAGATGCAGATACAATCTTGTATAAGTCTGCCTTTGCTTCTGAAGTAGAGACAGAGTGGGATAATGATATATGGACTTTGCACTCTGATTTAGGAGAGGCAAAGCATATATTCTCTCAAGCTATAAGGGAAATTCAAAACTCATTTGATGAAGATTTTAAATCTATCTTATGTTTTACAGGAGATACTAACTTTAGGAAGGAGTTACTCCCTGAGTACAAAGCTAATCGCAAAAAGACAAGGAAGCCTATAGTTCTTAAACCTTTAAAGGAGTGGGCTATCTTTACTTATAACTCTATGGTAGTACCACGCCTAGAAGCTGATGATATCTTAGGACTCCACGCTACGGAAGGAGTCATGGTTTCTATCGATAAGGATTTAAAAACTGTAGCAGGTTTACATTTTAATCCTGACCGTGTAGAGAAAGGAATGTACGAAGTAACTGAAGAAGAAGCTCACTACAACCACATGCTACAGACCCTATGCGGGGACTCGACTGATGGATATGGTGGCTGTCCAAAGGTAGGCATCAAGACTGCTGAGAAAATCCTAGATGTCCCTCAAGAGGAGATGTGGGATGCAGTAGTTAAAGCCTACAAGAAGAAAGGATTGTCAGAAAAGTACGCGACAATTCAAGCGCAAGTTGCTAGAATATTAAGAGGGAAGGAGTATAATTGGGACACATGCAAGATAAGCTTATGGAGTCCTGAAGGTGGAGAGACCTAAATCTATCCGCCTTCTCGGTGTGTCTATCCCCTTGATTGTTTCTAACTGTAAGTCCGAAGACCTTGAAGATGATGAAGAGGTCTTCGGCATGTGGGACGGCAACGAGATGGTGATACTACTTAACTCCGAATGCGGAGAGATACAAGAACGTACGACTTTACTGCATGAACTGCTTCATGCCATAGACGACTTCCTATATTTACAACTCAAGCACCGTGAGATATACAGTCTAAGCCAAACACTTTACCAAGTGCTTGCAGATAACCCACAGTTAGTTAGCTATCTGTTGGCAGGTTTCTCAAAAGAGAGGAATGGGGACGGCGATAGTGCAAGCAGCTATAAAACAAATAAGAGCTATAGATGCTACAAGGATAATTAATCTAGCTTTCTTTTTCATTAGTATCCTTTCCTCTTGTTACCTTTAGTGGTGGGTTTCTTTTTACCTTTTTTCTTCATGGTCTAGTACGATAGTTTTATCTAGCAAATCCATAGCCATCTCTGTTGGGTCGCGTGGCTCTTCTTCCTCAACTACGCTCTTCATAATGGCTGATAGGTTTACTATAACAATAGAAATAATAGATGCTACTACAGCCAACGCCTCTGCGTTTAAACTCTGCGTAGCGTATAGGAATAACCCCACTAATATTGTGAGGTATAGTCCTGCGAACTGTGCGAGGTGTTTCTTTGACTTCTCCCTACCTGATTCAAGAGCTTTAATCTTCTTAATCTCCATGTCGTGCCTGTTCTTCTCTAGTTTGATTTGACCTTTAATCTCTGCACGACGTAGTGCAATAGCCTCAGCAGTAGATGATAGTAGCTGTGCTTCCTTCGCTGCCTTATCTGTAGCATTACCATTGCCGTTTTCTTGGGGAACTTTATATGGTTCACCATTGTCTATAATCTCCACCGCTTGTTCAGGTGGAATATACTCTTTATCTTCTTTCTTCTTCTTCGGCATTGTTCTTATATTTGTTATTATACAACATTATAACATGGTCAAGGGGTAGTCTCAGTACAGTAAACAGAGCTTTCAAGAACCCTGTTATAGGCGCTCTCATACTAGGAAACACAAAGACAAGGACTATACTAATCCATGCCCACTCCCATATATTATCTGTAGTATCCTTCATCACCTGACCTACTGCTGTAGATGGTACTGTCGTACTCGTCGGACTAGAAACTGAAGACATGCTAGGTAAACTAGAACACCCTGATAATAGTAATAATAGTAGGTACTTTACTTTGCTAACCATGCTACTCCTGCGCTAATTGCTGTGGATAGTATAGCTACTGCCCCTATCAGAGCAGAGCGAGACTGTTCAAGCTCCCTTAATCTATCATCATGCTTCTGTATAGTCTCATTATGGGCATTAGTAATAGCTATCAATGCGTCCATCTTGCCCTCTAATCTACCTAGAGTTACATATAAATCTTTTTCTTTTTCAGTCATCTTTCCTCCACATAGTTTCATCTATGGTATCATCAGATAGTTTGCGACCCAATGTTTTAAGCCAACGTGAGCGTTCTCTATCCCATCTTGTTCTTTCGTTATCAAACCTTAGAGATAACTCCTCCATCTTTTTCAGTAGAAAGCGTTCTCTAATAATAGAATAAATAACCCAACAACCTAGTACGCCGTAGTCTACAAGTGATTCAGTTATATTCATTAGTTTCCTTTAGATTTTTCAGGTAAGTCTAACCAATCAGGGACTTTTGATAATATTCTATGTAAATACATAGAGTTTTGTAATGGTATTAAGTTTCTCACATGCCTCCAATCTGTTTCACTAAATTCATATTCAGAGTTAAACATAGAAGCGATTACTCCACGACCTGCTCCTTGTACTGATTTTAATAAACCACCAACAGGAGACCCTCCCCAAACATCTGTAGCTAATCCAACAGCTCTACCGTGAGAAAACATAGGATTTAAACCACTAAAGTCTCTAGCCGTATCAATAATCATAGGCATAATAGTAGAAAACCCTGAACGATAAAAAGCACCTTTAGCTATTTCTTCTGTAGTTAAGTATTTTTCTAGCTTTTCTTTATCTCCTCCATACCTATGATGTATGTAAGTTATGTAGGATAATGCTCCACCTAGTAAATTAGATAACCAAACAAACGCAGCTCTTTTATCTCTTTCTTGTAAAGCCGTCATTACTTGTGAATCTACGGCAGTCATAGGAAACCTCATAAACTGTGTTAATACTTGACCTAACGCTCCGTGAGCAAACTTAGGTATCTGACCTGTCATAACTTGATGAATTGTTCGGTTAGCATGGAACACTTGTGCCTTAGCATACTTAAGTACAGCATCAGTATCAGTCCATTTGTCAAAGTTTGCAGATATTAACTTTCCGTTTTTGTCTACCTTACCATGAGTTTTAAACATCTTAAGGATTTGTTCTGTTGTTGCGTCATTCCAACCATATTGTTTTCTACGAGTAACACTATATGATGATGTTCCTTTTATTGCATCTATGTAATTTTGTTGAGCAAAAGAAGCTGAAGTTATATTTCTAAAAGTATCAGTAATAGGAATAGTAAGTCCTAAAACATAAGTTAAATGCTGACCCATGTTTAACTTATCTAATATTTTACCTTGATTAACTGAAGCTTCTAAAGTAGAATCATGCAAAGCAGTTGTCTGAGACATCAACCTATTAGTTCTTACAGGTGCAAATAAATCAAGTTCATTTATAAGAGTTCCTTCTAAGGGTTTACCTGTTCTCATTAAACTAACAAACTCTTTAAAACTAGGGATTTGTTTAAAGAATGCGTTTATAGAAGTATTAGCTATAGGCATAAATGCTTCTGCAAGAGTTGCAATACCAAAAATACCACCTATCATCATACTACTTACAGCCCTACCTGCTGTGGCTGCGACAGCTAAACCTGTCTGTGTGTCGTAGATAGGTCTACCCATTATCATCTTTTCAGCTATTTCAAAATGTTCTTTAATATCTCCTGTTTTAACTTGAGTTTCAATTAAAGTTTTTTCTACATGAGACCACATCTCTTTAAAAGTAGAAAAAGAATTATCTGTCATACCTTTTGCAATATTAAACTCAGTACCTATTTTATGTACTTGTAATGCTCCTTGAATACTTCTAACATGATTAAATACATTTGTAAAAGCTCCTTCTACAAATAAACTATCAATAGAAAAAGATTCCCACGCACCTACATTATCACCTTCTTTCACTTGAAGGTTTACTGTATACCCTTCATCAAGTTCTGCACGTTTCTTTAAACTTCTGATACTACCTTTTGTTGGTGGGAAAAAATCATTTAATAGCTCAGTAATGACATCATCAGGAGCTTCAAGAGCTTCTAGTTTAGCTTTAGTTTCTGCTTTGTTATCTCCTGTGTGTAAGCCTTCGCTAGAATAATCAGCATTGAACTGACGTTGGTATAAATCTCTAGTTAATAACTTACCTTTATATCTTTGTGCTTGAGGAGATAATTTAGGAGTAGCTCTTGCTCCTGCCGTTATAATTGCTTCTTCTATTGCTTTGTAACCATACTTATTCATCTTATCGACAACTACAGGTAAGTCCCAATTTCTAGGTAAATAGTTAGGATTATCAAAAGCCTTATCTATATATTTACCTATTAAAGAATTTTCAGATGCTTGTAATACATTAGAAACGGCTTCAGCAACTTCAATAACTTGGGGGTCATTGCCTTTATAAATACCTCTAACTTGTTTAGCTACTAACTTATCAAACTCTCTAAAAGCCTCAGTAAATTTACCACCAAGCTCTGCTTTAACTAAACTATGCCCGTTGTTTAATGCCCATGTTTTAAAACTACTAGACCACAAATCAGCAACAGGGTTCATTAGTTTCTTTGCTCCTTCTTCTGCTTGTGTTACAGCAACAAATTCATTTTCAATTAAATCTCTTGTAATAGGGTCTCTAAGAGGAACTAAACTTTGGTGAGTCTTAGAAGTAAGCCAACGAACAATAGCATTATCGTGTGAAAGACCCATAACATGCAGGCTAGGCATTGCTTTACGAATACTAGCCATATCTAACTCACCTGTAGTAGCTTCTAAATTTTTTATAAATTGTTCTGAAGAAACTGTAGGCTGTAGTTCTTCAGCTTTAGGAGCTTTAGCTTTAGTCTTAACAACTTTAACATTGGGAGACTCTGCTAATCTAGGGTTAGCATCAACAACACCTTTAGTTACTAAATATTCTTTTTGTGCTATCTCTGATATTTTTTTATTGATTCTATCTACAGTATCTTTTATGCTTCTTGCAGGAGTAATACCTAACTGTTTTGCTTTTGGTCTTAATGTAGCCATTTTTTCTTCCATTGAAGCAGGTTCTACATTAGGTCTAGCTTTTTTACTAACTAACTTACGAGCTATATTGAGTTCTTCTTTAGGGATAAGTTTTTCAATATCAGAATCTACTTTACTAGGAGAAACTCTTGACGTAGGTGTTTCTACTTTAGGAACTTCAGGAGATGTTTTTGGAGTTTTAGCAGTAGGTAAACCTTTAGGAGGTACTACTGTTACTGCATCAAAGGCAGCACCTTTAGGTGTAGGACTGTTTCCAAACTCACCATTATTCCAACGGCGGTATAAGTTTTGTGAACCTATTGATAGGTTTGGTATTTTATTCGCAACAGCAGAAAACGCAACAGATAACAATGCACCTGTTATTGCGCCATGTAACACATGTTCTTCGTCTAATATGGGACTTTCCCAAGCTCTTAAGGACTCAACAGCACCAAAAGCACCACCACCCATCATAGCTTTTATAGCATAACTTTTATATAACTCGTTATAACCTGCCTTATTTGATTCTCTAAAGATTACACCTAAAGCGTCTTGAGGTATTTTCCCATCAGGAAAAAGTTTTTTAGCATTTTCTAATCTTTCTAACAATGCTTTTTCTGCTGCTTCTTTTGCTTTACTTCCTCTAGTAGCCATACCTAACGACCTAGCTACAGGACTTAATATTTTACCTGCTACTGTTAAAGAACTAAGAAAAACAGGGTCAGTTATATCTGCCATAATTCTAGCAGTAAATCCTGCAAAACCAAAGTTAGAAATAGCTAACTCGTTCTCCATTCTTTTTTCAATATCATTTCTTATAAACTCAGCTTCTTCTAAAGAACCTGCAGTTAAGATTTCATCTTGATAGTCTGAAGGTATACCTTGAGTATAACGTGCATAACTATCAGGTGTCCATTCAAAAGAAGGGTCTATATCAAATCTAGGTTTAGTGAAAGCTCTAACAACAGCAGACCGTAAAGTTGTTCCTTCATCTGCTTTTAACCCTACTGTTCTTGATATTAACTCAAAAGTATTATCATCTAAAGTAGGAGATTTCTCCATCATTTCTCTAAAACTTTTTTCTTCGTATGTAGGAGAAGGTATATACGAAGCTTTTACCGACTCTTCAAAAAGAGTTGGGTCTTCACTAGCTGATTGGCTGTCTGTTAATATTTCGTCTTCTTGTGCCATGTTATTTATCTATCGGTATGCTGTAAATATGTGCATATCTTTCTGTTTGTGTTTTAGCTCTTTGTTTAATAACTTCCTTTTTTTCATCTGTAAAAGTCTTTCCTAATAAACCCCAAAGACCATCAGCATTATAATTCCTAGCACGAAAACTACCCCACATTACAGGAGTTCCTGTGTTGGGGTTAATCATTGTGTATATAGGGTCAGTAGTAGATTCTAAATCTAAAGTAGAACCTATTGATATAGGCATATCTTCCCATTCAGTTACATTAAGAAGTTCATCTTCTAACGACATAGGCATTCTTCCTGTTTGTTCAAAAAATCTAATAGATGCTCTTTCTCTAGCTTCTTCAACACCCTTAACATTAGCCATACCTAAACCTCTTAATGCACTATAAACTTCTCTACGAAGAGCCTCATTTTGTAACTTTTGTAAATCTTCACGAGGTATCCCTACCGTTGTAGGAGCATCACTATTTAAAATTGCATAAATAGCAGTAGAGTTCCAATTATCAAAGTTAATGTTATATTTTTTAGCTAACTCAGATAACGGTAGTTTTGGTGCTTCTTCTTCAAATATAGAGTTATATAGTTCCATATCTTTCTGTAGCTCTTTAAATGCTAATTGTTTAAGGTTATCATTTAAAGTTCTAATATTAGTTCTAACTTGGTTTGCACCTACTGTGTTACCTAAAGGAAGCCTAACAGCATGACCATCAAGTCCAATAAAACCTCGCTCTTTAATATTGTTAATTGTTAATTCAGTAGCATCACTAGCAGTAAGCTCAGGGTGAAGGTACTGAGTTATTTGTACTTGTTGTTGTACATAACTTACAAAGTTTCTACCTAATAACTCTCCTTCTAAATCACCTTTGTTTGTCCAAAAACCAAACCCATCAAAACTATCAACAAGAGCTTCTCTTATTTCATCTTCATCTACTTCTTTTATTTTATTAAAAGTTATTGTTCTAGGTACTCTTAATGACGCTTCAGCTACAGAGTTTCCTTCATCTATAAAAGTAGACAGTAATTCAAAAGTGTTAATATCTTCTTGAGTTAAGTCATATCTATCAAGAGTGTTAAATTGTTCTGATTTTGCTGACTTGTATAAATCTACCATCATTCTAACTTCTCGTTCAGACATAGTTACATTCTTGGCTCTTACTTGAGCGCCTATAGACTTCATCTTAAAGCTAGTTTCTGCTAGTTTAGTAAGTGTAGGTGTGTTCGCTAACACTTGATTAAAAGCTACAGGGTCAAAAGACTCTCCTGCAAACATACCAAATAACTTACGTTCTAAACCTAAAAGAGTTGAAGCCTTAGACTGACCTAACTGTTCTGCTAAAACTTCAGGAGAACCTCTAAACACTCCTGAAAATACAGAGTCATATCCATTGTTTACAATATTTCTATTTAATCTATTTTCTCTAACATCATTATAACCCCTTACTGCTGATTTCATCATACTTTCTTTAGTAGCTTCATCTAAATAAGGGTGTTCCATTACAGTATTTTTTAACACCATAAATTCTGCATCAGTCATATCATCAGGAATAAAGTTTACTTGTTCCCAAATACCTAGTTTATTCTCTAAAGTTAATGCTGATTTATTTATATTAGCGTCAATAGCTTTTTTGTTTTCTTGCAAAGCTGCCTGAACATTAGCTCTACCTACAAAATTATGTTTTCCTGTTTTTAACTCATTAAGCATCATAAGAGCATACTCAGGATTCTCACCTTCCTTTAACTCCGTTATTAGTTTATCTGTAACAGAGTCTACTGCACTATTAAAAGCATCAGTTCCGATACGAAAAGAAGCATCAAGAAAATCTTGAACATTACTTACGTTGTTCATTACTGCTTTTTCTTTTAAAGCATTTCTTCTTTCAACAATTTTAAATTGGGAGATAGTAGTAGGATTAGTTAAAGGGTCTATTATTTGTTCAGCATCTAAATCATCAACTCCTATTTCTTTAGTAGCTTCGATTAACTGAGGAACAGCCATAGTGTCTATATCAACTACTTGCTGACTTAAAGCTCCAATAGATGACAAAACTACATCAGCTCCATCTTCTAAAAATTTAGTTTTAATTTTACCTATAGATAAACTTTGGTGTTCTGCTATTTTTTCTAAAGCATAGTTTCCCATACCACTATTAAAAGTAGACATAGCTACGCCTTCTATTTTGTTGTCTGAAACAAACTGATTTAAGGCTTGTGAATAATATTCTTGGTAAGACTCAGGGTCATACAACAATTCTTCATTTTGAGCAGTATTTACTTTCCAATTTGCATCTGCTTCTGCTTTAAATCGAGAAGCTAAAGAAATACCTCTACCTTCTTGGAAGCCAACCATAGCAGCTTCAGTAGTTCCTCGACCTATTTTATAATCAGGGTCAGCTTCACCTAATTCTTTACCTGCTTTCTTTTGAAACTTCTCTTGTTTTTGTTGGAAGTCTATAACTTGCATAGCAGTATCACTTAGTTTACCTATACCTTCTAAAACACTAAGGTCAGGTTTAGGTAATCTTGGTTGAGAGAAAGTATCCGTTATCTGTTGTTGAGGACGGACAGGACGAAAACCAAAGTCTCCTTCTGTTTGTTGTCTTTCAGGCATTAGTAATTACCTCCGATTTGTAACGACCCGAACGGGCTATTTAAATTTAAAGCTCCTAAGTTATATGGGTCAAACCCAAAATTAAAAGGAGTAAAAGGTGTTTGTTGTATACCTAAAGAAGGTATAGGACGTAAATCCATAGCTGTACCTAAACTCATGCCTGACAAAGCTGATGTAGGAGGTGCGCCAAATACATTCATAACTCCTATGTCTGCAGGAGCAGCTATTGGATTAAACGGAGAAACGCTTCCTGTAGTTGCAGGTAAGGGAGTTGCAGGTTCAATACCTGATTTAAACTGTGATGATTGTATAGCACCTGATACTGCTTGACTTAATGTATTCATAAATCTTCCTGCCGAACTAGGTTCAGGAGGTGCTTGCACTGCTTCAATACGAGATTGAGCTTGTTGCTGTATAGCTTCTCTTTGTTGAGCTGCCATTGCATCAGCCCAATCTGCTTCTTGTTTACGAACACCAATAGATTGTAAAGAATCTTTTTCAAACTGTTGTTGTAAAGCTTGAACTGATGCTCCTGCAACTCCTGCTTTACCTGCTCTTACTGTAGCAGCAGCTTTAACATTAGCAGCTTTCTTAGCTATCATAGCTATCTCTTGTCCACGAGACATTTGTTCTTGCATTTGTCTAGTAGCTGACTGTTCATACTGAGTACGCATGGCTTCTAAAGCACTTTTTTCTCCCATTTCTTCTAGGTTTTTTCTCCAACGCCACTCAGCCATAGTAGCAGCGTTCTCTGCTCCTGCTTTAAGTACACCCATAAACGCTCCTGTTACAGCAGGGGCTAATGCAGGGTTACACATTAGACGCAAGCCCTCGCAAACTCATAGAACTTTTTTTGTTCAACACCATAATTTACCTCTCTTAGAGCTTTAAACCCTAACCATTTTAACCATTTAATATGTACTGTATTCCTTACATCTACATAATTAGCAAGGACATCATATTCTTTTTCTTGTTCTGCTAGTTCTTTCTTCGAGTGTTTTAAGAAGAAAGTCTTAGCCTCTTTAATTTTATTTGTACCTAACAGCCATACCCAACCTACGTTTAAATTATCAGATTGAGCGTTTACTACTCCATAAATAGCAGCAGGGTCTCCATCAACTACAAATGTTCTTGGGTTATCAGAGTTTTTAATACCCTCATAAAGAATATGAGCTGTGTCTAAGTTCTTACCTAGTACAGCTTGTAGTTCGTTCATGTCTGCTTTTCTTAGATTGTGTGCCATTCTAATAGCATCTTCAACTTCTGAGTTACGGACTATAGGTATCACACTCCTGCCCTCCTGCTTCTTGCGTTATAACTAGCTTCGTATTCTGTAGATAATAATTTAACAGGAAAAGCTGAAGTAGATGTGATAGTTAATGTATAGCTATCATTCTTTGCATGTATCGGAACTCTAAAGTGTCCATCATCTATAGGAATAGAACCTTGAGTTGTAATACCTGCCTTGTTTGAGTCGGCTGTAAATGTGTATGTATAATTGTTTCTTCCTGTGGTATTTACCGCTGCTGTAAACGTATGAGTTGCATCATAGTTTATATCTGCTGAGTGTATTTGATACCTACCTGCGCTAATCATAGAGCCAACTCCCATACGAGATTGACCTTTGATTACAGGCTTAGCAAACTGATAAGTCATTGTGTATGCTTTACCAAACCAATAGTGGTTACTTTCAACATTACCTGTTATAAATACTTGAGCATCTGAATCTCCGTATAAAGTAGCAACAGGAGTTACTGTAGCTCCTCCTGCATCTCCTGAATGAGCTTTAGTTATTATTAAAAATGTTTCAGAAGAACTAATTGCAAAAGGTAAATCAAACCTAGTTCTATTTGAGCTTGCATCATAAGTTCCAACTACACCTGCTGCGCCACTACCATCAGCTCCATCATAAGATACTCTTGAATCTAACAACGTAGTAAATACAGAGTTGGAGTCAGTCTTTCCACTTTCTATTTCTATTTTGTACACATAAGTGTAGCTTCCTGCTTGCATAGAACTACTTGCATATTTCCTGTATTGACAGACTAAATACAATTTATTATCTACAACATGTAGACCTATGATTTGTTTTTGGTCATCTGAGTCATCACCTATTAAATCAAAAGAGTATTTAAACCATGCGGATTGTTCTCTTTTTCTACCCACATCTAAGTATTTATATAAGTATAAATCTTGCATAGTACCTGATGTTGGGTCAGGTAAAGCTATTAAAAGATTCTCTTGAGGCATAGACACTAGGTGTCGGACTTCATTAGGTATGTACTGAGGAACGTGGTCAGTAATATCAAACGCATCATAAGTATCTGCCTCTGCATTCTGTATTACCATCTCTTTAACTCCTGAGTAGTCTCCCCTCTTATAAGGAAAAAATACTGAAGAACCTGCAACTGTAGGTGTACAGTAAGGATTACATTCAAAGTAAGATGACTGAGACATAGCTACAGTCTTAGGACTTAAAGCCTGTCTACCTGAACCTAATACATATTGATTTTGGTCTGAGAACAATATTAAGTTACCTTTAAACGGTACTGCGTGTCTTAGGTTTGCTACTGAGTTAGAAGAGGACGTTACATCTATAGGTGCGCTGTCTAGTAAATCTATTACTGTAGTTCTAAAAAAGTTAAAGAACTCGCCTGACTCAGATAAAATAACATTTTCTTTTGATAGAACACCTAATCTATTTTCATAAAAGAATATATCATTTAAGGTGTTGCCTATAAATGAAGGGTCAGGGTTTGTTTTAGAATTTCCTGCATCTCTCTCTGCCCACTTATAAGGTCTGTAATCCTCTACTATATTTAATGTTACATCAGTATCATCAGAAACAGCTACAGTAATATAAGGAGATTCAAGCTGTAAAAGAGCTTCTCCATTTTCTACTGTTACATCTTCTGCAATGGTGTTTTTAGCTGAACCTATAATAATAGTATCTTTAGCTTTAATTTTTAACCCATCTTCTAAACCATCTATAGTTAAAGCCTCTACTGCCGAAGATGAACCGTCTACTGCTCCTTTTACTTTTGCAGCTATTTGTTGTTTATTAGGTATAGAAAACTCTGCTGTTACATTAGTAGGCTGTGCCTTACCATCAGCAGGTTTAAATAAAAATGTACCGTCTGATTGCCTAATTAAAATATGTGGCATAGTAGCGGTGTCATACTCAAATTCTTCTTGAGGTGCTACTGTTTCTGACCAAGTACCTTCTCCAAAAACAGAGTCGCTTCTAGTATTAAATTTAACATAGTAATCATCTATGCTATTTTCTACATCACCTTCTATTTTTATTTCAAAATCATCTGAACACTCTAAAGGTAAATCTGTAAAGTATTGTGTTGAACCTTTAAATGCTTTGATGTAGGTATTACCTACAGAATCTTGAGCAGAAAGTTCAAAGTCTTCTCCTGCTGTATTTAAAATATGTATAGTTGAACCTTCGTGGGTAATAGCAAAATCATCTAAAGTTGCTAAGGTTACAGTCTGTACTTTTAATTGTCCTGTACCTGCACCACACATGTTATCAACATCACTAGGGACATGACATATCTTTCCATCAGGTCTTTTAAGTTCTATCCAAGTGTTATCACTAGCTTTAGCTGCGATTAAATACTTATCACCAAGAACAAACTTTTTATCTACACTAGGGGGATTAGCTGTTTGATTACCAAATATAGAATACTGAAAACCGTTTGTAGTTGAACTTCCAAAGTTTTCCCATTCAACATAATCATCTACAGCTATATCTGTAAGAACCGAAGAATCAACAACAATTCTTAATGCTCTAGCTATTCCGTTACCTTGATAGTCTAAAGTACCTGCTGTTGTGTTTATATCATTTCCATTACCAAGAGCAACTGAATTATCAGTTCTAAATGTTGGAGCTCCTCCGTTTAAATCTTCTACTAAGTCTTCTGCAATTTTATCTGTGTGTATATTAGCTGCTGCTCCTACGTCTGTACTAGCAGGAGTAGTATGAGTAAACGTAGTTCCGTTTATAGTAATACTATAATCAGTTACATACGCTCCTTGTCTAACATGAACAATACCTGCTAATTCACTAGGGCTTGTTCTTTTAGTAGACATTAAAGTTGTCTTTTCGGTATTGGTAATAAACGTAACATCACCACCTGTAGCGAACTTAAAGGCTTTCTCAGAGTTAGTAGCTGTTAAATAAGAGATAGCATCTGTGTCATAGTAAACAGTCTTTGCTGCGTTAGCGTTTAAATCCCATACCGATAAAGCTCCTGTTCCTGTACCTTTAATAGTTAAAAGGTATTGTTCATCACTATCTCTGTTAATTATATGAGTGCTAGTATCTACAGTATTAGTAGCTCCTTTAAAGTCTGCTCCTAAACCATCTGTTACAAACTCTGTTGGTTGCCTTTTAATCAAACCTTCTACGGGAGAAGGATATGCGTTCACTTGGTCTTCGCAATGATTAGGACTTTTAAGTGCATCAGGTTGTTGTGATACACCATTCAGTAAGTTCGGTATAGATGAATTTAGTAGTGCCATTATGTATTAACAGAGCCTCTCTTGATAACTCTAAAAGTAGATAGTGAATCGAATATAGAGTGGTCAGCAGTCTCGCCTTCCCAATCTTTTAAATCAGCTAATGCTCTTAGCTCATCTGTTTGCATAAACTTGTGGTGTAACTGTGAACCTACAACTCTATCTTGATATACCCTAGATGCTTTAATAGTAATGTAATGTTGAGCAGCGTGAGGGAGATAAATAAAATCGTAAAAATAAACCACAGTAGCTTCCACAGCATTTTCAAATTCATAAGTTTTATCTTTCTTATCATATAATCTATACTCTCCTGAAGTATATTTAACTATTACATCTAACCCATTTTCATGTGCAGGGGCTAAGTCAATACGAGCAATGTTAGTATCTAATACAATATGCTTATCATCAGCAGGAGTAAACGTAACTTCGTACTCTGTATTAAAGTGCCAACCTTGAGCCTGTACTTCCTTGTTTACTTCATCAAGAATCTGCTTTGCCATAACGACATCAGCAGATGACCCTGCATCTAAAATAGATTGAGTAGTAGGAGACTCACCAATAGCAGACAACATTGTGTTAATCGCTGCTAAGTGAGTACCACGAGCAGGTAATGAAGTTGCCATGTTAGTAAGTTATGTGGATTGTAATATTGTTTGCGCCTGAGTGTTTATTCTTAACAGAAAGTGAAGGAGGCATTAAACTTCCTCCAATTAAACCACCACCGTTTGAACTAGGTTCAACAAGATTTAAACCAACGCCTGAAAGAGAACGTGCGATTCTAGCTGTAGGGTCGGTGTCTATATCAATCTCACCGCTTTCGTAACCTGCTATATAAAACTCTGCATCTGCTGCTGTGCTACAAGTAACATGAACAGACTTAGCACCTGCTAAATCTATAGGATAAGTGAAAGCATTAGCGGCTACAGAAGCAAAATAATAAGTAACTGCTGACTTTATTACTGTTCCTGTAGCAGGGTCATTTCTTGTTTTGTCATAAACAAGCGTACCTTGTGAAGTTATTGCCATAATATAAAAATTTATTTAAGGGTTAATGGAGGGTATCAACGGATACCCCCCAAGAAAAACAACGAATAAGATTATCCGTCGATTGTAAGAGCTATAGCAGCTTCAGGACGTAGGATTCCATGACCCATTGCATACTTAGCTACCATGAGCGTCGCTTGACGTTCAATTAAATATTCAGACTCAACTGACAAATCCATCAACTTAACAGTTCCGACTGCTGATTTATGGAATACTAGACCCATTACATCATCATCATCTTCACCTGAATAGTCGTTATTGCCATCACCACTCTTACCTGTTGGGTTATCGTAGTGAGTATCTTCATGTAGAACATTGTTGGATTTGTAAATTTCAAATCCTGCAACCATAGGCGCACGACCTGAACCAAACCCTGAACCACCAATGTCTGAGTTAGCAACAGACGTGCTAATAGCCATAGTATCTGCACCACTTCTACCACCTATTAAGTTATAGTATAGAGTTGGAGTAAGAACCACAAAGCGGTCTTGAGCAGGAACATCATTGCCATCTAAAGAAGCTGCTGCGTCGAATAACGAGTTAATCAACTTAGCTGCTGTAATAGCAGTCTGAGCTGCACCACTACCACCGATAGATATCTGACCACCGCCATTTGTTAAAGGCGCAGAAAGACCTGTAGTCAATGCACCGTTAACCATTTGACGAATCAAATGCCTGTCAGTTTGACGTGCGAGAGCTGCTCCCATTTGACGTGTATACTCTGACCTGTAGTCATAGTGGCTTTTCGCCTCGTCAATAGATGGAATTAACTGAGGAACAACTAGCATATCATCAATGCCGATTACTTTTTCAGCATGTCCGATAGCTGCATAGTCATATTCAGTCTTTGCTGCTGCACCATTGTTTGCGCCTGCATCATCTATTACAGATGTACCTGCTATGTGATAGTCTGCACTTGTCGTGCCAATTACAGGGAATTGAGCCGATTTCCCTTGACTAATCGTTCTAACGGTATGTAAAGGCATCATCACGTTGAACTCGTCAAACGCTGCCAATACTTCACCTGAGAACTGTTTGAGGAATAGTGCATCTGAAGCACCTCCTGCCCGACCCATTATGTCGCCATAAGCCATAATAAACCTCCTAGTTTATATATGTGTTAAAAAAAATTGTGAAAGAAATAGAATCTTGCTTGGGTCGTAGAGTTATCCTTCGCAAAGGGCTGAACACTTACGCTCAATTCTAGGTTTCTAACATCAGAAGATGTCAGAGACCGCGAGTTTGCGTTGAACAGACTCACGGAATGCAGGGTCAGACTGATAGCGAGGGTCTTGCATTTCACGTTTCATTTGGTCTAATGACTCGTATGCTTGAACTCCTGTGCCTGTAGTCTTACCTTGCATAAGATTTGGTTGAGTACCATTTTCTAATTGGTATCTAGCTTGTAGACCCTTAACAGCACTCATTGTTTTGGTAGTATCCCCTGAATTAACAGCTTCATCATAAACAGCTATTTCTTCAGGAGTTAAATTATTGGAAGCCCATTCAGTCATAGCTTGGTATGACTCTTGTCCTCCTACTTCGTTGTACACAGTTTGTGTGTACTGTTGTTGCATAGCAACTTGACCTTGTATGTAAGCATTAACCATGTCTTTACTTACTCCAAGTTTTTCTAAACCTGCATAATCATCTTCATCAAGCTGTCCGTTCTCAGCAAAGCGTTGGGAATAATAATTCATATCCTTTTCACTTAGCTCAGGAATACTTAAATCTTGTTTAGTATCTGATTTTTCAGTTTGTTTTCCACTTTGTTTGGACTCTAGCTCACTATAAGCCTTAGCCATATCTTCAGGGGATTTAAATTTCTCAGGAAGCCACTCAGGTCTATCAGACTGTGGCTGTTCTTGAGGTTGTTCTTGTGTTTGTTCTTGTGTTTGTGCAGCTTCTTGCTCAGGACTTAACGCTCCTGTTTCTTCTCCACTTACAGTTAATGATTCAGTTACACCCATATTAAATTATGCACCCTCCATTTGTGCTTGTTGTTTAACTTGTTCTTGAGTAATGTTGCCCATTGCGTCTACCGCGTTAGGAGCAACTTGGCTCGCCATCTGAGCCATTTGAGCTTGTTGCTGTTCTTGCATTATTTGCTCTTGGTCTTTAATTAAACCTTCTGTATCTAAACCTAGTGAGGCAGCTCTGCGTTTTAAATACTCATCTATATTTACATACTGTGCAAGAGCTTCTGCTCCTAGAACTTGACCTATTCCTGCAATAAAAGAATCTAATTTATTTAAATCCTGTCCGCGTCCAAGAGCTTCTACCCCTGTAACTACAACAGGTAGTACAAACCCTTTAGGTAATGATGGTATCTTTTTAGACTTCATCATTTTAGACATAAGGATTTTAACTAAAGGTAATTGAAACTCTTGTGATAGTACCGAGTACACACCACCAAGCTGACGTTCGATAGCTTGCGTAACAAGCCTAACTTCTTCAGCAGTTACGCGCTCTGCTCTACGAATCGCAGCTTCGGTAAGCATGAACGCATAGTTCAATCGTTCTGATATTTGATTGATAGTTTCAAAAGCTACTCGGAAATCTGCATGTTTTTGAGTCTGTAAAGTAGTTACATCTCCTGCATTGCCTTCAATAATAGCTCCGTTAGGGGCTTGAGCAATACGAGCCTTACGAGTTACACCGTTTGGCGCAACCATAAACAACAACTTAGCTGATGCAGCCGAGCCTTCAACAATAGATTGAGTTAGTGCTTCAAGAGATTCTAAATCTCCCATGTACTCCTCAACATACCCACGCCCGTAGTCTTCACCATCAACACGATTAAGTCTTAGAGCAAGGTAAGGGCACTTATCTTTATCAAAAGTACCATAAGAATCCTCCAAACGGATACCACCAATCTCTTGGAATACTTCAACTTTATTAGAATCTGTGTATGTTATGGAGGTATACAGGCTGACGGTATCAACGTCTGAAGGGTTTTCACCTATTAGTGCTTCTTCAGGAGCTTGGGACTTAGATATTTCTTCTTTGACAATTATACGTTCTACGTTACCCATAGGGTCTCGTTTAACAACAAATCTATCAAGGTGAAAAACTCGGAGTCCTCCGTCATCTGTTATATGTAATAGTACGTTTCCTGATACTATTAAATGTTTGAGTGCTTCAAATGAACCTATGCGGTAGTTATTACTTTCAACTTCTCGCATAATTTCTCTTTCCATTTTTGAAAGAGAATCTTCTACCTCTCCTTTAATATCTCCTGACGCTTCTATCTCTTGCTTGGCTTTAGTGTCTAGCATAAGCCTGAAGAAAGGAGCATTAGGAGGAAGTAAAGAAATGTTTAAGGCGTTAGCTAAATTATTAACACCTCTACTTCCTACGCTTTGGAATGGAGTCTCATATCTTGTACTAGCCGAATTTCCTGATGGTGGTATTAACGTAGGTATCGTGAGCTTAGAGGCATCTCTAGCTCGTTCAAGGTACATCTCTCGTTCACCTTGCCATCTTTCGTATGTACTCTGACACTTTTCCATTAAGATAAATTAAGATTATTTCTTTGTATAGTTAAACCGCTAAACCCACTACGTCTCATTTCTCCTGTTTGAGGGTTAAATCCTGCTGCTCTAGGATTACGAGGACGTATCGCCAAAGGTTCAGGAGGTGGTGGAGGAGTAGGAGCTTTTGGCATTTCAGGCGGTTTAATCGAAGGTGCGCCGAAACACATTAGATTACGAATACACCGACTAAAAGACCTACTACGAACCATATAATGTTTGACGCATGTTTTGTGCCAAACTCTTTAATATAAGATGAGAATGCTGACATAGTTAATTGTTTAATATATTGTCGTTCTGCATATCAAAAATTTCCTGTAACAAAGTTACTACAGAACGCCGACCTGCATTAAACCATATTTCCCTTTCAGGTTCTAGTAATTCAGGACATTTATTTGGGATTAGTTTATCAAGAGCATCTATTTGCGCTTGAGTAATTCTAGGGAAATTTTCTTTATTTACTTCAATCATGTTAGTTTTAAAAGGTGTTCTGAGATTAGCCCTTGCTTGTTAAAGAAACACATACGTTGTAATGCTAGTCCTCCTTGCGCTAGTTTTTCTCTAGCAAATTCATTTCCGGATTCGGGGCTACCACTTAAAAAGAAATAAACATCACGATTTAATTCTCCTGATGCGTGTGTATGGTGGTGTCCAACGCTAAGAAATTTCCAATCTTTTATATTGTGTGTCCACCCCATAGCTTTTTTAAATATAGCGTTTACGTTAAAAGGATTGCCTCCTCCTACTTGGTCTCCGTGAACGCAGAGAATTCCATTTCCTGCTACTTGTTGTTTGACATACCAAGTCTCTGAAATATCCCAAGTCATGTTCTTTACTCCTGCTATCTCGCACATTAGCTTGGCTGTATTATAAGCTACTAAGTCCCAATTTGTTTTTCTACTGTGTCCTCCTCCCTTAAATCCTGAGCGACCATGATTGCCATGTACTGCTGCTATCTTAATTTTAGGGACAAGGGGAGATAATTTTGTAATAACGTAGGTAATTAGCTGAGGTACGGTCTTTGCTGCCTGAGTCCACAAGTCATCATCAATCTCAAACGGCTGACCTGCAAAGATAGCTTCGCCCTCTACCATATCCCCTTGAAGAACAACATGTAGAACTTTAGGTTCTTCTTTCTTTAACAAATCAGCAGCTTGGTTTGTCATCTGACGTACTCTTTTGGCAGCAATTTTAGAATCGTAGGTATCAGTTACTTTACCTACTTGCCAATCAGATAAACACAGCCACGCCTCAGACGCTTTCTTACGCTGTTTCTTAGACTTTCTTTTAGTTTTTTGGGGTAGAACTCCGTAAATAGTAACGCCTTCTAAAGACCGCTCTACGGCTTGGTGGATTAAAGACTCAGTAGATTGTTGTTTAGCTAACTTGTTGTACGACTTCCGCACCTCAGATTTAAGTCGTTTCATTTCGACTTTCATCTCTGCTATTTCGTTTACTTGTTCGGGGGTAATACCCATAGACAACTGTGTTAATTTATGATATACTGCTGAAGCGCGTATGTGCATAGTATAACAATGAGTCAAGACAAAATTAAAGGACTTTTAGATAAACTTC